TGAGCGCCGGCTATGATGCACTGACGCTCGACTTCAAATCAATGCAGAGCATGGCGTATGGCTATGATGACGCTCTAACGTTAATCGCCGATAATGAGGCAAAAATTGAACAATTGCGCCCGTTCGCTGAAACCGGCGGTGAATTGGACGGCGTGAAAATGAGCGCCGAAGATGTTCAGGCTGCTATTGCGGCGTTAGAGGGATCGTCTGAAGACGCTGCTGCTGCGATGGATAAAATGGCGAAAGAGATGACGCTTTCCATGATGCAGGCGTCGATGGGCGTGGACGGCTATACCCAAAGCGAAATCGACTCTTTGACGCAATACATGGTGGACGCGGGGCTCATTAGCGCCGAAGCCGCCGAAAAGATGAAAGCCGACTACGCCGCCGCTATCAATTATGCGAACAAGCTGGAGCTGGAACAAAAAGTTGGCGAGATTCTGGCAAACGTTGAAGGATATGAGGAAGGCGTAAGACTCGTTGGGAGTCTGCTAATTGATAATAAAACTGGGAAAGTTTTAGCCGACACCTCTGAATACATGGACGGGCTGACTGCAGCCGACTTAGCTGAACTCGACCCGAAAGTTGGTGAGATTTTAGCGGATATTATGCCATATTTGATTGAAATGGCGAACTTGCCAGACCCCCGAAGCGAAAGAAGTCCCTGTGACCGTAACGTATAGCGATCCCGGTTTTACTCCGCGGCAGCCAGGATCGGTGAATGTGCCTGTGAACTATATTGCACAGAATCGGATTCCAATGGCACTCGGTGGTGCTGTTTACCCGGGACAGGAATATATGTGGCAGGAGCAGGGGCGTGAGGGCGAACTGTTTATCCCCGAAAAATATGGCAGGGTGATGAATCAAGCGGAAGTGGCTCAGTTGCTGCGGGAGGCATTCACCTCAGACAAGCCGACGGCGCGGGGGTCGAACCAGCGAGAGCCAGTCATTAATAATTATTATTACAGCCTGACTATGCCGACAACGAGCAATCCGGCAGACGTTCGGACTGCGTTTGAACTTATGGAGGCATGGAACTAATGGCAGGAAAACTAACTAAGTCGANATTCTGGNTCGTGAAACCGAAGGCGGCGATAAACCAGATAAAGAATCCCACCTTTGCACATCCCGAGTTTACGGCTGGGTGGGTTAATTTAGGAGATGGTGTGACCATTGGGGCATCGGGTGACGGGGCGCGCTGGGGCGTTTATTCCATGAAAGTCACTCCCGCTTCCGGCGCACTAAGCGGCGCTTGGTATCCGAACCTAACAGTCAAAGCTGGGCTGGCTTACACGTTTAGCTGTTATGTAAAGGGCGCGAGCGGGCAGGCGATGCGAATTGAAATTCGGCAACTGACCACCATTAGAGCTACTAAAACTTTTATAGCTACGGGCAATTGGCAAAGAGTTGAGGTGACTTATGCCGCGCCGGCCAACGCTTCAGACTATCGAGTATATGTGCTTTGTGACCCGGCGATTTCAACTTCCCCGTTCTATGTGGACGGGGCGCAATTCGAAGAAGGCACAAAAGCCACCACATTCTTCGACGGCTATACTGCTGGCTGCCATTGGACTGGTGCGATCCGCAACTCGCCTTCCGCAAGATCGGATAATACCGGCTTGGGCGGGGAGTTGGTTGACCTTGAGGACTATGGCTATATCGAGAGCACCGTCGGGCTGGGGCATGGCGATTGGAACCAGATTCTAACAAAAATGACTTCCGGCGGGGATATGTACCAGACCCACACGCGAAAGAGCAGGAATTTCAGCATCGTGATAGGGATCAGGGGAACCGACTTAGGCGATATTATGCAGAAAAGGCAGGCGCTCCTCGACGCATTACGCCCCGACTTGTTGAGCAACCTGCCAGTTACAGAGCAATTCGGCATAAATATGCCGGGTTCACAGCGCGGGCATGAGCAGCGCATTATCCGTTATCAGGGCTTTGACGAAAACGGGAATGAAGTAACCGAACCCATAGATATTGTTTGTGTGCCGACTTCAAACACAATGGTGGATATTCCAGACGTCCCGACATTCCAGAAAGTCATTTTGAATTTTACCATTCCAAGCGGGCTTCTACAAGGCGCATACAATGAGGGCAAGGTGCTTGACCTTTACGCCGACTTCCCTGCTGAACATATCGTCAAGCGCGATAAGAACGGCAACTGGTGCGAATACAACACTGGCACGGGCGATTATACCAGCCTGATTACAGGGCTGAACGGTCAAGTTAATTGCATGGCTGAAGGTCCTGATGGTAAGATTTATGTAGGGGGAGAATTTACATCTGCAGGGAGTGTAGCTAACGCAGACTACTTGGCACGCTGGAATCCGGTGACAGAGGCGTGGGAAGCGTTGGGGATTAATTACTCTGGAGCAACTGTCTATACAATTTTATGCATGGCATTTGATGCTTACGGGGATTTGTATATTGGCGGTGGATTTACCAATTTAGGTTCTACAAGTGGCGACAATATTGTTAAAATTACAAATTTAGGTGGCACTCCGACTATACAAACACTTGGTATTGGATTAAATAACTATTGTCGAGCGATAGCAATTGATGCGAATGGTGATGTATATGTAGGGGGAGAATTTACATCTGCAGGGAGTGTAGCTAATACAGCTTATATTGCTAAGTGGCTTCCATTTGATTCGTCTTGGGCTCCACTTTCTACTGGATTATCCGATCCTGTATATACAATGGCTTTTGCTCCTAATCGAAATTTGTATATCGGCGGCACTTTTACTAATGCAGCCTATCCTTATTTGTGCAAATGGAACGGAACGGCTTTTTCACCAGTTGGCACAAATACAGATATAAACGGTATTGTTCGAACGCTTGATGTTGATTCGATGGGACGGCTCTATGTAGGAGGCCAGTTTACCAACGCAGGTAGTATCGCCAATGCAGATTATATTGCTATGTGGAATGGGTCGGCTTGGGAGGCGTTGGGGAGCGGGGTAAACGGTTATGTATTCAAGATTGTTGTTGTTTTTGATAAAGTATATATAACGGGCGTGTTTACCACCGCTGGCGGACTAATTGTTGCAGATCTCATAGCCGTTTGGTCTAACGGCGCATGGCAACCTCTTGATATTGATTTACCAGCGAGTGGCGTTATTGAATCAGCCCTTCTCGCTTCAGATGGCTCTTTGTACATCGGCGGCAATTTCTCAACTGCCGGTTATTCTGAAAACGTCAAGACCGGCGTGGTTGCGCTCAACCTGAACGTGGCATCGGCAAGTGCGAACACGTATCCGGTTGTGAGCGTCACTGGACCGGGAACATTGAAGTCAATTACAAACTACCGCACTGGCAAGTCCGTTATGTTTGATGGGCTGACCTTGCAACCAGGCGAATGGATAAGCCTGAATTTTGACCCGCTGCAACTTAGCTTTAGAAGCGGATGGGCTGGCAGAGGCAACCTCATGCGCTACATTATTCCAGGCAGTGACTATGGCGACTTCTACGTTAGTCCGGGTGATAATTACATCTCCTTGTTTATGGATAATACAACATCGGCTACCGGTGCGTCTATTGTTTGGACGCCGAAGTTTTGGGGGCTTGACGGAGCGTTGTTGCAATGAGATATGAGGCTGTTTGGTATACGCACGAAGGTGTAAGAAAGGGCGTCATTCAGGCGTTCGAAAACTTGGAGTATATCAAGACACAAAATGCTATCGGCGCGCTGGTGCTTGATATTCCAAAGGAGTTATACGCTTATGAAGCGTTTCAGGTTGGCGATATTTTAGAGGTGTGGCGCGAGAAGGGCGGGGTTCTGGAGCTTCAAAACGAGACCGCCTATTTTCTGCAAAACTGGGAGTTCTGGACGGACAATGACGGTGCTGAATTTATCAGGCTAACCGCANCCGACGCGAACTGGTTGCTGGATACAGCGGTTGTAATAGCCAAGTCAACCAGCGCACAGGCGGATAAAACGGCAATACCGGATAACATGATGAAGGCAATTGTTCGTGAACAACTTGGAACTCTTGCGGTTGCAGACAGACGGAAGCTTTTAGTTGCACCCGATCTTGGTGCTGCGGGGGCGAGTATCACGAAGGCTTTTGCTTACCGCAATGTGCTGACTGTTTTGCAGGAAATATGCGAAGTGGCGCAGGAAAAGAACAGCATATGGCTTGGCTTTGATGTTGTACGCACCGCGCCGGGTGTGTTTGAATTCCGTACTTACACCGGACAGCGCGGGCAGGATCACGGGCGCGCTTCAGGCGATCCGCGCTTGGTAGGCAAGCAATACGGAAACTTATCTCAGGCTACATTTGGCACATATCATTCCAACGAACGAAACTTTGTCGTTGTAGGCGGGCAGGGCGAAGACCTTTCTCGTCAACTGGTGTACAGGTGGAATTATAACAGGTGGCACGCAAGCAAGTGGAATCGACGCGAGTATTTTAAAGACAGCCGTGACGATGCAACCACCGCTGCTTTGGAGGCAGACGGTGACGCAGCGTTAGAGGAATTCAAGCCGAAGCAGGTGCTAACCGGAACGATACATGATACACCGGGCATGCAATACAACGTCCATTATAAATTTGGTGATATACTAAGCGTTGAGGCGTTTGGCTACCACGTGGACTGCCGTGTCAAGAGCGTGCGGGTCAAGGTAGACCAACAAGGCGGCGAACAAATTGATATAAGGTTGTACGGTGAACTATGAGCGATTTTGAAGAAAAAATACTTGAGCGGATGCGCGGTCTGGAACGAGAGGTTGAGCGGCTGAGGGTGAAGGAGCGGGGAATTATACTAACCGACCACGGAGCTTTAACTGGCTTAGCAGACAATGACCACCCGCAATATCTGCTCACGTCTGGCAAAGCCGCCGATAGCGATAAGCTGGACGGAAAAACTTATGCCCAACTCATGCTATCCATTTATCCTGTTGGCTCTATTTATATGAGTGTCAACTCAACTAACCCTGGCACGCTGTTTGGTGGCACATGGGCTGCGTGGGGTGCGGGTAGAGTACCTGTTGGAATAAACACGAGCGATGCTGACTTTAACACGGTTGAGAAAACGGGAGGTACAAAAACACATACTCATGGACTGTCTGCTGGCTTTGCAAAGGTAGCTCTATCAATTGATGGTTGGCTTGCAATAGCAAGAAAAGCTACTGCTACGTGGACAAAGACACACAAAATGACGGGAACAGTGTCGGGCGAAGATACAACGTTCGCCTATGGGACAGAATTAGGTGGTAACACCGACTCTGGCTCCTCACTGCAACCCTATATCGTTTGTTACATGTGGAAGAGGACAGCATAAAAATGGAAAGTAGGAAAAAGAAATGAACGATTTACCATTTGGTATTGACCTGTCGCGCTATCAATATAGCAGTGACGGCAGCAAAAAACCGAACTTCGATAAGATAAACGCAACCTGCGACTTCGTTGCGGTGCGGGCTGGTATATCGTGGGGATATACTGATCCGTGGTTTAAATATTCGTGGGATCATATCGAAAAGCCGCGTCTTGCCTACCACGTTGTCTACCCGGGCGAATGGGCTTCACGGCAAATGGCTCATTTCCTCGACATTGTAAAGCCGAAAGAGCACGACCGCCTTGTGCTGGATATGGAACTTGACCACGGCTATTCAAAAGCGCGTATAACTGGAACACTTTTGGACTGCCTCGATTTTATCCTTGCGAATACGGGAAGGTATCCTATCATTTACAGCCGCGCGAGCTGGGTCAATCAGTTTCTGGATGTGAGCGCGCTGCCAACAAACCTGGATTGGTGGCTGGCAGATTATCTTGCGCGCCGACTGCCTCCGCTCTACACGCCAGAAAAAACGCCACCGCCTGCATTGCCGAAGGGCGTGACTAACTGGCTTATCCACCAGACGGCAGAGAGAGGTAATGGCAGTGCGGTAGGGGTGGTGTCACATTATGTGGATACCAATCGCTGGAATGGCACGAAAGAGCAGATGCTGGCTTACTTCGGACTGGCTGAAATGCCAGAGCCTC